TAGGTATACTCTTGAGTTGTAAACATCTAATGTCATTTGTTCGAAACTTACATTTGGTCTAGTTACGTCAATAACTTGTTTTGTAAGTTCTGTTGTTGGTGTACTAATACCAAAGTTTTCTAGTGTCACTCTAAAGCGATACTGTAACTTCGGCATTAAAAGTCCCTGGTTACTAGCGGAATCTCCGCTAGCCAGTGGAACTGTAATTTTTGATAGTGTTGAAATTGCCATTTAGTCTGCTCCTGTTATATATATTTATCAGTTTAAAGTCCTGATATTTCTCCAGTATTTTTAAGTCTTAGTGGTATGTAGATAAATTCTACTGCTTTTACAGGTTCAATAGCAATGTCTAAGTATAGTTCATTTCTATCAATTCTGCTTGGCGTATTGTTTGACTCATCACAAACTACTAGGTAATCATACAAGCCACGCTGTCCAACTAATTCAAGTAGCAAACTTTCTGCTGCTTGTTTAATTTCATCACGTGTAATCTTATCATTTGGTTCAAAGATATATGGTTTAGCAAGTGTGTTTAGCTGACTACGTAAGTAGATAACCAAACGTGCTACATTAATTCTATCTAATGCACTTGCGCCTCTTGCACGAGTTTTCTGTCCAAAGTTAACAAGACCTGCACCTGTAATAAACGTAATTGGGTTCACACTGTTTGAGTACAAAGTATCTCTTTGTCCTTCATTAAGTGCTACACTTACAAATTCGCCTTCGTTATTAATATAACCTGTTGAACTTGCATTTGTAATTCCGCCACGTCTTGTACCTGCTGGTGCAAACCATGGATAACTTACTTGGTCACTTAGTGCAATAGTTCTTAGCATCATGTGTGAAGCTGGAACTACAACATTGTTACCAAAGTTGTCACTTGCAAATCCTGCAGGATAAAATACACCTAAGTATTCATCTCTACTTACAAGTCCGTTATCATTATCTTCTACTGCTGTGTTAACATTTGTTCCCCACTCATTCAATGAAGTTGCATCTGGTTTTAGTCTCATTGGACTATCGCCTAAGATAAATGCTGTTAATCCTCTATCATTGTTAAGTGAAATCATTTCTCCAATTAGCTCTGGATAACCTGGTGTTGCCATTAAGTTAAACAATCTTGATTCATCATCTCTAATTTCATCATTGTTGTTAACTACTGCTTGGATAGCTTGTACAACTACTTTACGTTGTGCTTTACGTCCAAAGCTACCTGAACCATCGTTTTGGTTAGCTGAGTCAGTTACCCATCTGTGTGGATAGTATCCGCTCATTGCTTCGTCACTGTTACGTGCATTGTCTGCACTTGTATCAATGTAGTTACGCTCAAAACGCTTAACGTTAAATCCGCTTCTACGTAGGTTCCATAGCAACATACCTTTTGGATATAATGCTGGATCTGGAGCATCTGGATCTAAGTAGTTACTTGCTACTAGTTCTGCAATTGTTCCACTTGGTGCAACTGTTGTTGTACCGCCTGATGTTCCGTAACGTGCATCATCAAATAGTATACCGTCTTCAGTAGTTTGATCAGCAGTATCAACTGGTGTTCCCCATTTCTGAGCAGTTGTTCCGCTTAATGCGTTATTGTATTTGTATACAGTTGGATAGTTTTCTAAGTCTGCTGTAGAAATCCATAAATCACCTGTTACTAGTGCGCTACCATCTGATTGTACAGTTGGCATACTAGCTGAAACAATAGGTCCTTGATCATCTGCATTTGGATATGCTGTTGCATCATTGTATCCTACCCATGTTGTACCATTGTGATACATCATGTCTACTTCGTCTACAATTGAATTATACCAACGTTGCCCATCTTGTGCTAATGATGTTGGTGCATCGTCACTTGCAGTATATGTTAATACACGCCAGTTTGAAGCTGCAAATTGTTTTGGACTTGTAGCATTTGTTGTACCGTCTACAAAAGCTAATCCTGGTGTTGAACTTGAATCAGTTGATACATAAGGTTTAAATCCTATTGTATTTAATAATCCACTTGTGTCAACCATATTAATTTCACCGCCTTGTGAGTGTGAAATTACAACTTTGTTTGCTGCATCAACACTTGCACTTACGTTTGCAACACCTGCTGCTGTAATTGCACTTGCAATAGTATCTGCATCTGCTGTTGATCCAGCAGTAGTAGTTACTGTAACTGTAACTGGTGTACTCATTGCTGCACTACCTTTGTTACTAGATGACATAGTAAACGTAAATGGTCCGCCTGCTCCTGGAGAAGTTCCAGTAATTGCTGCACTCTTAACTTGAGTTGCGCCAGTTGACTGTCTACGATAAATTGTAAATGTACCTAATGGTTGTGCGTCATTTGCAACATTTGTTTTTGCAAAAAGATCACCAATTGCTAAATTAGCTCCGCCGCCTGTACTATCTAAACCATATAATGCTGATGCATTATTGTCGTACATTGGAGTTGTTTTTGTATCCCATAGTAGTGTTTCTGTATTCCAAAGTTTAGATACAATTTTTGCACCTGCATTTGGAGTTGTAGTTTTTAACCATACACTACCTGTAGGTCTTGGTGTTGTGTCACCTGATTTAAATTCTGGCACACTAGTATGTGCTGAAATTTGTAATGCTGGTGGGTTATATGTTCCTGCTGTAAGTCCTAGTGCGATCAGTTTATCAGCATCACCTCCGATAACAACTGGTCCGCCTAATGAACTATCATCTGCTCCTGAACTAGTTCCGTCACTGTAAATTTCTAAAAATCCATCTACAACATCTGCTGTAACACCTGGAATTAATGCACCATTAATGTTAGTTTTAACGTCAGCGATTGTGTTTGCTCCAACACTAATTGCAGTGCCATTAATTTCAATATTTGCTGGTGGTGAACCTAATGTAGGATTAGCAACTGTGCCTTTTACTGTAGGCCAGCTCTTAGTCCAATTATCACTGCCTAACTCTACCCAAGCACCGCTTGCATTTTTATACCAAATTTTATTAAGTGTAGTAACTGCTACAACTGCATAATCACCAATTGCACCAATTGATGCTTTTGGTGTATAATCTGCACCGTCATAGTCTACAACATCAGCTGGCTTTGAAATTACTGTAGGGACTTTATTTGAAAAAGTTTGTCCGCCTGTAGTATTTACTGCGTTAGCATTCCATTGTTGGATACCAAATAATGAATCTTGTGTATCAAACCAGTATGTTCCTGCTAATGGATTAGCTGCTGGCGCTGTTGCTGTTGGACTTAATTCGCCTAAGTCAATATCAGCTCTTACAACATATGCTCTGTTGCTTACGCCTAATAATGAATAAGCTGCTTGTAATCCGTATTCGTTTAACTCGCCGCCGTGTACTGGGTTATTACCGCTGTCTACTTGGAAACTTGGGTCTCCAAATGTATCAGCTAAATCTCTTTGTGAAGTTAGCAAGTATGGTTTACCTGCGTTTGCTTTTAATGTACCTTGTGCTGTCCCTGTGCCTGCTGCATTTGTTTTATTACTTGCAGAAGCAACAAAGATCATTGGTACTGTACCTGGCTCAGCTGGTGTGTAAAAACTTTCGTCTATTACGCTGACCTGTACTCCTGGTGATGTCAATGCCATTTCGTTTCTCCTATTGGACTGTTATTAATAGTATTTAGCAGAACCGCAGAAAAAGATACGGATAATAGTACCATAAAAGGTACCAAAAAGGTGAGGTAAATACAATATGCGACCATTATGCAAATGCGGGCATCGTCCTGCGGCTATAAATTATAAAAAAGACAAAAAAGTCTATTATAGAAAGTTATGCGAAAAATGTTTACGCAATGGTGTTAATCACGGTATACCATTATGGAAACAGCGTGGTTACGAAAAAAAGAATATCTGCGAAAAGTGCGGATACACTAGTAAACACTTAGAACAATTTAATGTATTTCATATTGACGGAAATTTAAAAAACTGTAGTCCAACAAACTTAAAAACTATATGTGCAAACTGTCAACGTATTATGCAGAAGCAAGGAGTTCGTTGGAAACAAGGCGATCTTGTACCTGACTTTTAAGTTCTTCTAATGTGCCGTGATTATCTATCACAGCATCAAAATTTATATTAGCCCAAGCCCATTCTGACTTGTGTACATCTTTAGGTTCTACACCAATGTCTTGATACATACGGAACCAAACTGGGTCTGCTCCTCTACGTACTCTCCACACTTTACCATTAAGTTTTTTAATCATATTTGCTTCGTTATCAAATCTTACATCAGGAATTACAAAGTTTTTTGTAGGATTTTCTAATAGTTCTTGCTTTACTAAACTAACCCATATACCATCAAAGAATCCGTTGCGCATACAATCAGTGCCAAACTCTTGTAATACAAGTCGTGGTGTTACTGTACGTTTAGTTTCTTTAGTCCAAAAATCATCTTGTGTTTCTCGCCACTCTCTGCTATCAGCGGTATCGCCTTCTAGCATTGCACGATCCCAACCAAACACAGTTGCAACACCGTCTTTAAGTTTATCTGCAAAAGATAGTTTTGTAAAATTATGTTCTTCAACAAGTATATCAGCGGCTGTACCTTTGCCGCAACCAATTAAACCACAAATACCAATAATCATAATAATTTCCTAAGTTAATGTTATTATTATATGATATTTTTTATATCTTGTCAACCGTTAATCGTAATGTCCGCCTAAAACAGCAACTCGTTGAACTTCTTCGTTAAAGATTTCTGCTTCTCGTTCTTTATATGCTTGTTCAAACCCTGTAGAGCCGTATTCCATTCTCTCGTTATTACCCCAAAGTCTTTTAAAATAT